AATCAAAACTGGCTTGACCAGTAACTGGGTCTTGTGGTATCCCTGTAAAATACACACCTGTGTTATGTTTTGTTATTTTACCGTCACGAATGATACTTGCAGCAGTATTTTTTACTACAGCAAGAGCTTGATCTCTATTGCCCACATCGATATCAATATCGCTGTTAAATTTGATGCTATTCATAGGTACACAAATTTTTGTTTAGTAAATGATATTCAATAAATGATCGACTGTAAATTTCTATAGTCATAGTGCCAGGAATCAGTAAAGAGTTACTTAGCAAGATTTTGTTGTTTGCATAAGTCACAGAACAAATTTGGCTTAACATTGTTGCACTTGCTTTGATGTTTCCTAACCAAAATTCTGTTAGCGTTAAATTTTTGCCTCGAGAAACAATTTGTAAATTTGCAGGTAACTGTATTCTTGCGCTAACAACAATATGATTATCTTTGGTTTCTGCATCAAATAAAAGTGTCTGCTCGTTAGTATACAGTTCTAAGTCGCATAGATCAAACTTTTTAATTTGAAAAATCAGTTTTAAATTACAGTGCCCGTTCAACTCGAAATCCTAACGACTCTACCAGTTCAATTACCTCTTCACCAAGTCGAAATCTAGTTTCTACATCTATACCCAACTTGGTATTCATCCAAATATATCCATTTTTAACAAGCCCGTATTCTTCACTTCGTCTATCTAGTTGGGTATTAGGTATAATACCGGCCCGGGCAAAAGCTACTTCTCTTAATATATTAGCATAGTGTTTATTTTTTATAAACCAGTTTTTTGTAGCTTCATAATCTTCTAAGGTTTCTGTGGGGTAATCGACTATAAGCAGCAGTTTGGCATCTAACTTGTACTTTTCAATTTGCAGTAGTGTCCAGTCTAGTGCCGCATTTCTAAAGTTTTTTCCTAAATTTTTTCTAGTATGTTCGTTTACACTTTCAACACCCATAAACAGCGTTGCATTTGTTTTACTTAGGGTTTCAAACACTCGTTCGTTTCGTGATTCCCGAATGATAAAACTGCCTTCCCAACTTATTTGTTGGCTTCTAAAAACTTGCTTTTCGTTATAGTCAGCAATTAAATTCATCAATGCTGTAAATTCTTTAAAGTTACCGTTGCTGATTGAACTCCTAAAATCAAAATGATATATTCTATGCTTTTTGATTTGAAACATCATTTCCGCAAAAATTTGATCTGCTGTTTTGAACTGAAACTTTTTCCAACGCTCAATTACATCGCAAAATTCGCAGGATTGTACACAACCCCTACTGTCAACTAAAGGTATAGAGGGCTCTTGATAGGAATAAAAATTGTAATCATCATAGTTAGGAGCAGGAGTCGATTGAAAATCCGTAACAGGCTTCCAGACCATATCATTAATGCCAGGAAAGTTTCGATTACCTTGAATGTATGCAGGAAAACTTTCTTCACCATCGCCCATTATAAAGTCGTCAATGAGTTGATTTTCTTTCATGTCCTGTAACCAAGTAACAGAGTCTATGCCCGGACCACCTATCACAATAGGGCAATCTGTGTGTTGGCGTAGTTCTGCACACAGCCAATAACAAAATATTCTACATTGGAAACAAAACAAACTAAGCGTTATTACAGTTGGCTTTTTTGACAGGATTCTTTCGGCTGCATATTGCACCAATCGTGCAAAATCAGAGATTATTGTTTCGGAAAAATCGTTATATATTAATGCTTGAGTTAGCAGTTCTCGATGCTGACTGGCACAAACCATGGTATAAATTTCATGGTTCAAATCAAGAGTAACAGATTCTATACCAGATTGTAATAGCGCTGCCTTGAGTACAGCCGGAGCAGCCAAGACTCTAGGAGTCTCGACATAAGGTAATGCAGCTATTACTATCACAAAGCGGCCGCTTTCAAGATATGTTTACACCATTCTACATCGGCCATGTAATCCTTGAACTTACGATTCCAATGATCAGGATCAATGTAAGGAAGAATAATGGCCAAATGCTCCTCACCAAGACGCTCGAGAAACTCAATGCCACTATCGCAGTTGTAAACAACCCAAGGACTAACGCGAGCAGTGGTAATATGATGACAAATCCTATTATGATTACCGAACTTAAAATAATGGCTGAAACTAGCAAGCCCACTATCTCCATTGGCATACTCCTCCATGGTTCGGAGGCTGCGCTCAAGTGCATCCTGGACCGCTTCCTTTTTAATATATTCATATAGCCATTCTTCGTAGAACTTGTCTTTGCACCAATGATCTAATTTTTTGTTGTTCTTTAATAACCAAGCTGTATAGCTGTTGCTGTTAATACAGCGAATAGCAACCAGGTGTCTACCGAACTTAACAAAAGCATTGTAATACGGACTTGCAACGAAGTCCGTATAGCTTTTAAGTTGTGCGCTACCTTGTGTAGTTTCATAAAATTGTAGATACGCTCTAAGTCCAAATTGAACTCCTGTTTCAGTTTCTTGTTGCCAACGGCGTTTTTGCTCACACAAGTGAGCAGCTAGTGTACTTTCTTTTCTAAAATCTTTATCACAGTATTTACATCTATAGCTCTGCTTTAATTCTTCTGTCATCCCATCCATGCTTTCGAGCTAATTGTTTAAGATCATCTGTGGTATTAATTTTTGCTAACAGTTCCAGTTCATCTTCTTTGTATTCTGGATAAATCTGTCTCAAAAACTTTACTGCTTTGTTATTGCTTCCTTCGCGTTTCTTTTGTTTGATCCAATCGTGTCTAAATGTACCCATACCCGGACTTACTGTAGTTGCTGATAACCACTGTAGTTCAGGATGTTGAGCTAGATCAAAAAAGTGTTTGTTTAGATTTTCATTACAACTCAGCAAATAGTATTGCTGTAGTTCTGTGCTACCTTGTACACTCGAGCCCCAACGAATCATTAGATAGTTGCTAAACTTTTTGCGCTCTTCGTCTGTAAGATCTCGATAGAAATTGCGATCCTTGGTATCAAAGGCTCGCATTTCGTTGGCTATGTTTAATTTATCTGTCATACTGGATGATGTGGCACTGTGTCATCTTGTTGACTAAGTGCATGAATTAGTTTAACACGATCTAATGCGTCTTGTAAAGCAGGATTTGTTTTTGCAGCACGATGGATTTCACCCCAAAGTTTTGAATCCTTAATATGATCGTGTAACGGTCTACCGTCACTAGTTCTAGGATCGTAATCTCTACCTATTTCAAATCGTTGATCGGGAGGGTCGCCTATTCGCCTTGCATATACTACTCCGTTGGCTCGTTCGTATATGTAAGTAGCACCAGGGGTTAGTCTACCAGCATTTTCCATAATCCACTACCTCGCTTTGTCTTGATATATCTTTGACAAAATAAGCACACAAGGGTTCATTTTGTCCTGTTTCTAAGGGCACAGCCAGCAACTGACCGGGTTTGAGTTTGGGAAAATACCATTTAACATCTTGATAGATGTCAATGATTTCAATTTGTTGAAACTCAGGTTTAAAACTGCTGATAGGATTGAAACAGAATACACTAAATCCACGATCATTGATGCTGGTCAATGGCACCACTTCTAGGTCACCAAGATCAGGTTCACCAATTAAAACATGCCAATCTACTGGCATTTTGATTATGCTTTGTCCTATTCTTAGAACCAGAGCAGGACTGTTAAAGCTTTCAAGAAATATAAGAGGAATGTAAAAGTAATCGGGCGTTCTAGGATCTGAATTGTCTAATACAGCAAATCTCAGGTCCTCTATTTCGTCTGGAACTTCATTTAGTTCGTAGGCTGTGTTGTCTAGTGTCAGTATTCTCATTGTTGTAATAGTAAAATTGCTGCCTTTTGTTGTGTTGCAAAGTCTGTGTGAAACGAGTATGGCTCATTGGGATGTTGTTGAGCATAAGTGTAAATGCAAAAGTTCTTAGGTAACACATCGTACGGTATTTTACGATCCTGCAACTGTTGATACCAATATCCCAATGCCCACATGTCGGTAGTATGTTTTAACACGCTGTCATACATTTCTACAAAATACTGTTTGACTGCTGATCTCCTAACAGGATGTATATCATACTTGTCTTTGATATCAGGTTCTTCGCCTATCAAGGTTGGTATGGTGTCACTTATATAATCGCCGTTGCGAAAGTTTTGCAAGCTGAGATCTTGAAGCGGGTCTGCTGACATTTTTAATTCTGTTCTTGCACTGTCAGTTGTGCCTATTATAACACGATTGGCGCCCAGTCTAATAGCTTCTTGGATTTGAAAACAAATATCTATATTGCCACATCCGGGTCGAGCCAAACTCAGTGCGCCCATTATTTCACTAAAATGTTGTCCAGCAGCAGCAGGATCCGGAGCCATGAAGCTGTCACCGCATACTACTATCATTCCCACTCGGCCTTTTCAACACTAAATGGATAGTTGGCTTCTTTGTAAAAAGCTTTTCTTTTTGTTAGGTGCCGTTTGGCAAACTTGCAGGAGCTGGTTATGTCCCAGATCTGAACAAAATCTTTGTCTTCAGCTTTGCGAATACCTCGCCCAATTGATTGAATAACTCTAACAAAAGATTTGCCAGGCTCAAGCAGAACAAGATTAAAAATGCGGGGAATATTAATACCAACAGCAGCAACACCGTAGGTAGCGATAATGATTTTGTCTGAAGCTTCTGCCACCTCGTCATAATGTTCTTTACGCTCCCCGGCTTTGGTTGCTCCACTTACAAATACACTACCTGGCAGGCGTTCGGCTAATGCTCGCCCTGCGCTAATTCTATCTACTAGAATAAGTGTATTTCCCGAATCAACAATAGTACTTATCAATCTAGCGATGTAATCTAGTCTTTCGCTGGTTTCTATTAGATATTTTAGTTCGCTTTGATAGTTCGCATATTCCTTGTGATCCACTAACTGCACTACATTCACATGGCATTGTGCTAGATGTCCGGCTTCTTGTAATTCGCTAGCACTTAGTTGTCCCACAACTGGTCCAAGCATACAGTTAATACTTTGTTTGGCATAATCTTCTTTGGGTATAGTGCCTGTTAATCCCCAACGGATGGGCACTTGTGCAAACGGTCCGCTGAGTAATGTCTTTAATGCATCGGCTTTGGCTTGATGTGTTTCGTCTACAATAACTGCTACTACGCCTTCTAAGAACTCGCCTATAGTGATGTCTGCTTCAGCATTCTTGGTGGTCTTGAGCAAGTTGTTCAAGCTCTGCCAAGTGCATATTGTATGTGTACGATTGTATTCTTTTCTATCGCCAAAATATACACCAACATCTAGTTCAAGATTAACAAAGTCATCTTCGGTTTGTGTAACTAGACTTTTGTTGGGTACAATAATGATACTGCGCCCATATGCGCTAACGGAGTCTGCCAGTGCAGCCGTAATGATTGTTTTACCTGCTCCTGTGGCCACTTCTTGTACGCATTGTGGATTGGATAAAAATCTATTGATAATTTCTGGCTGATAGTCTCTAAGTACAATAGCTTCGCCAGCTCGAGGATGACCCTTGGGCCAAGTTTTGTGATTGTATGTGTTTTCGTCTACGGTTGCAAAATCAAATTGAGTGCGATAACTTCTTGTATCTTGTATCTCGATGTCGTAGCCTTGTTCATCCAAGTAAGGTAGTATCTCAGGTAGTAAGTTTATGTAAGTAGTACCGCCAAGATTAAAAAATGGTACCTTGCCATCCCAACGACCAAGACGCACACTGGGCTGATAACGGGCACCAGGTATTTCGTATTTGTATCGTTTGACCAGAGCCGTTCTTGTGTTAAGATCCAAGCCTTCAATCTTTACATTTACTTCGTCTCTAATTAATAGTTTAGCCTGCATTACTTTTTATTTTTCAGTGTGTGTACATTATACACTTCTGTAGCAAAATATACAACTTTTTCTGCCTCTTGTATCAACATAGATTTTTCACCTCCGTGCATCATACCTTGACCACTGATCAACAACGGAACAGGTTGATTCCAACTGGCACTGAACTTGTTAAAATAAATTACTTTT